ACTACCTTGAGCGGCTTGAGAACTTCATCTGCTACACGATGTCGAAGAGCGGGAGTTATCGTGCCTTCAAGAAGTGCTTTGAGCACCTGCTGGCGTTCGGGTTCGGTTGCATCATCGTCAAGGAGACAAAGAAGTTCTGCGCCAAGGCGGAGTGCCTTCCGATTGGGACTTACGCTCTTGGCGTGGGCGAGGACGGCAAGGTCATACGCGTCAACCGCAGGTTCGCGATGACGGCGGAGGAGATTGTCAGGGAGTTCGGGAAGGGCGAGAAGGGTCTGGCGGAACTGCCAGAGGATGTCGTCCAGAACTGGAAGAGCGGGAACAACGGCAAGGACGGGAACTACATCGTCGAGTGCCTGATAGAGCCTAACTGCCCAACGTTCAAGTGCGGGACTTTCGAGCCGATAGACTACGGGATTCCGAAGTCGATGGAGTACCGTAGCATCTACTGGCTGAAGGGGAGGGCTGGAACGGCGGCGAGGGATTCCAAGGGCTACGACGGCGTGCTGTGCGTCCGTGGCTATCGGTTCAACCCAATCATAGCCCCTCGCTTGGACTGCGAACTTGGCGGAATATACGGAAGGGGCAGGGGGCACGACGCGCTCAACTCGTGCCGTGCGCTTCAGGCGTTGACCTTCGACCAGTTGGAGATTTCCAGCAACAGGGCGGAGCCGCCTCTTCTCGCGGCGAACGAACTGCGGGAGGAGGGTCTTGACCTGTCGAGGGGCGCGGTGACTTACACCAACCTCGGAGAGCAGAGGTCTGACCTCGTGACGCCGATATTGACGAACCCGCCGACGAGCGACGAGACGCAGAAGGCGGCGATGGCGTTCGAGCAGAGGATAAAGGAGATTTTCTTCCTCGGGGAGTTCGCGACGATTGATTCGCTGAAGAACATCAACGCGGGGGACAAGAGGACTGCGGCGGAGATAAACGCCCTCAAGAGCGAGAACATGCTACAGTTGGGCGGCATAGTCCTGATGCTTGAGGACGAAATGCTCGACCCAGTTGTCAACGTGTTCGTCAACTACGCTCTCCGTAGCAAGGAGGTAAAGGCGGCGGCGGGAGAAGAGAAGCCGAAGAACGGCGACCTCGTTCCCACGTATGTCGGCAACTTGCAGTTGGCGCAGAAGACGCACGAACTCAACAGCGCGGAGAACTCGCTGAACTTCGCGACTTCGATTGCGGCCAACGGCCAGAAGTTGGGCATAGAGGACGCGGCAATCGTCCTCGACAACTTCGACTTCGACAAGATTGTCCGCACCCGCCACAGGCTCGTCGGCGCGTCGGACATGCACCTCAAGAACAAGGAGGAGGTCGAGGCCGTCCGCAGGAAGAGGGAGCAGGCGAAGCAACAGGCGGCGGAGGCGCAGTTGCAGGAACAGCAGGCGCAAATCCAGTTGCAACAGGCGAAGGCGGCGGCGCAGGTCGGAAGGGCGAGCGAATCGGTTGACCCGTCTGGAATGGGCGGCATAACCGCCGCGATGGGAGGTTTGATGTGAGCGACATTCTGAATCGCGGAGACGAAGTGCCTTCGTACATCAAGAGGGAGCAGAACAAGGTCAAGGCGGAGTTGGCGAAGACGAGACTTCGCGACCGCGCCAACTCGCTCCTGTCCTACGAGCCTTTCGTCGATTGGGCTGGCGACCTCATGGCCGCAGTCGGATTCTTTGGAGAAGGTCGGGAGTTGACGCCGTACCAGCAGGGGTGCAGGGGTCGAATCGTGCAGGAAATCGAGAAACTGTGCGAGGCTTCCGACAACGGAGCGGACTTCTTGGCGCGGGTCTTCAGGGAGAAGATACTCGCGGTCAAGGACAAAGGCACGGAAAGGAAACAGTAAATGAACAGACTGATGTTCGGAACGGGGGGTTATGGCACGCATTACTTCATGGCTCCCGCAGATGGCGGCGAAGGTGGCGGCGGTGGCGGCGGCGGTTCTGGCACTGGTGGCACTGGAGGTTCTGGAGGTGGCGGAGAAGGCGGCACGGGAGGAGAAGGCGGTGCTGGCTCTGGCTCTGGCGGTTCTGGAGGCGGAGAGGGCGGAGAGGGCGGCACTGGTGGCGCACTCTCTGGCGGAGCGTCGAAGGGCGGAACTGGCGGCGGAGACGGAGGCTCTGGCGGCGAAGGCGGCGAAGGTGCCATCGACTGGGAGAAGATAACCGTCGAAGACCTCTTCAAGAAGGTCGAGATGCCGCAGATTGAGGGCGTCAAGGCTAATGCCGAGCAGGTGCAGAAGCAGTACGGCGAGTTCTGCCGCAAGCACCACATCGACCCGAAGGTCGTCTCGGAGTTCATGAAACTCGAAGGCGAGGCGTTCGCCAAGGAGTTGAAGGAATCCAAGGCGGCGGCGGAGGCCGAGAGCAAGAAGGTCAAGGAGAACTTCGACGCGCAGGGCGCGGCCCTTCGCAAGGAGTTCAACCAGATTCAGATTGACGAGGCCGTCAAGACGCTCCAGAACGACGCGACGCTCAACGGCGACGAGGACTTCATGAAGGTCGTGACTGGCCCGATGTCCAACAACAAGACCATGATGAGGCTCATCCTGAACTGGGCGGAGCATCACAAGGTTGACAACACCGCTGGCGCGGGTTCTGGCTCTGGGTCGTCTGGCCTGTCTGGTTTCGCGGAACGCTGGACTGGAAAGAAAATTTGATAAATTTTGAGGATGGGTATTGCATCGTGAACTCTGTTTATGATATAATACACTCAAAGCACGGAAAAGCGGAAAGTCGCCAGACCGCTTCGTTTCTGGTGGCAACTGAAGAAAGGAAAAACCTATGGTAATCGACCAAGGTGCGTTTACGCTGCGGGACGTTGCCGCCAGAATGGACAAGACTGGCGAGAAGTTCAACAGCGACATGGTGAACCTCGTCTACGAGACGAATCCGCTTTTGCAGGATTTGCCCGTAGTGGAGGCGAACGACGGCACGTCGAACATCACGACATACCGCGTCGCGCTTCCCGAGGCGAAGTTCACTGGCTACCGCGAAGGCGTCAAGCCCAGCAAGGGCGGCGTCACGTCGGTTCGCAATACGGCGGCCCACATGGACGCCATCATCGAAATGTCCCAGCGCGAGTGGGACGAAGCCCCCGACAAGAACGCTTTTCTTGCGGACGCGGCCCTCGACCAGATTGAGGCGATGAACCAGAAGCAGTCCCGCGAGATGCTGTACGGCTCGCTCACGAAGAACGTGCGCGGCTACAACGGCTTCTTCGCGCATCAGGAGAAGTGCGGATTCTCCATCGGCCAGACGCCCGTGGAACTCGACGACAAGAAGCCGTCGTTCTACGTGTTCAACGCTGGTGGCGCGTTCACGCTCGGAAACCTCGACGCGCACGGCCACGCCGTGAGCATCACCCCGCAGGCCGTCAACTCGATGAGCGCGACCAACCTCCGCTCCATCGGCCTTGTCGGTGTCGGCACCCGTACCGTTCGCGGCTTCTATCCGCGCGGCACGACCGCTGGCATCAAGAAAGGCCAGTGGAAGGAGCACGAGACGCTTACCGACGAGCAGGGCGGCAAGTACGAGGGTTGCTCGCAGTTCCTGTCGTGGGACTTCGGCCTCGACATCCGCGACTGGCGGTATGTCGGCTGGATTCGCAACCTCGACATCACGGTGCTGGAGAAGCCCGGTGCGGAGGTCTTCATCAAGGAGATGCTTCGTAGGCTCGTCACCCGCGTCGGCGGTGGCAAGCAGGACGGTGCGAAGTGGCAGTGGGTCATGCCGCTCACGGTGTTCGAGGGCCTTCAGACGGTCTTCGAGCGTCTGACGATGAACAACGCCATCACGTACACGCAGATTCAGGATGTCCTCCAGCCCACCCTCTGGGGCAAGCGGGTCGTCATCATGGACTGCATGAACACGGCGGAAGAGGCTCTGCCCGTTCAGGTCTAACGGTTCAAGTTCCAAGGGGTGAGCCGTACTGTGATGCGGACGCCCCGAGGAACGCAAAACAAGAAAGGTAAGTCAAAATGAAAATCCATCAGGCTTTTCTCACCCACGACAACGTGGCACCGACGACGGCTGGCAAGTTCCTCGACCTCGGCTTCAACGGCGACTTCGACATGAAGCAGAACGAGTGGAACATGCTCTTCGTCCAGTTCGCTGGCAAGCCCAGCGGCACGGCGATGACCATCAAGGCGTACACGAAGCAGGCCAACACGACGAGCCTCGTCGATGACGGCAACGTCATCGGCACTCTCGTGATTCCCGCTACGGACGTCCAGAAGGGCGGCGTGTTCGGCATCCGTCTTCCCAAGGGGCTGAAGCGTTATTTCACGCTCGGCATCACCTGTGTGACGGCCCCGTCCTACGTGACGGCTGGCATCACGGACGTCGTTGACACCGACACGGTGTTCGACTGGACGAACTACAAGGCGCAGACGGGCACTTCCGCTGTTCCCGAGGTTCGCGACGCGACGACTGCGGACATCGCCGCACACGCCGCGCTCGAAACGGGCGTCCACGGCCTCACCTAACGGGGCGATTTCGTACCTGCGCCACCCCGATGGAACTTTCCGTGCCTGTCGGGGCTGGTGCGGGGCGATTGACTTTTTCAAGGCACGGAACATTTAGGAGGACTTTGCGATGGCAAAGCGTACTTGGGTTGCGAAGATGAACTGCCAGATGCCCTTCAGGGATTTTCTCAAGGGGGAAGAGGTGGTTCTTGACGACGGCGAGGTGACTGCCCGCGTCAAGGCTCTGTTCGAGTGCAAGGACAAGCCAGAGGAGAAGAAGAATGACCCTGACTTCAAGGTTATGGTTGACCGTCTCAAGGCCGCGAAGATACCCATACCTCGCGGTGCTACGAAGGATAAGGTCAAGGAACTCTTCGACACGTTCCTCGTCAAGGGCGCGCTGGCCCAGAACGTGGCTGGCGAGGCTCCTGCTGGAGAACAGGCTCCTGCTGACAAGCCGAAGGACGAAGGCAAGGGTGGCGAGGCCGCTCCTGCTGAAGGGGCTGACGCTCCTGCCGATGCTGGCGAGGGCGAAGGCAAGGGCGAGAAGAAGTAATTGACGGAAGGAGGCGTGGAGTGAACCAGACGCTGAAGATTTCAATAGTCCGTGGCGGATGCAGGTTCGCCACGCCTCTCTACCTTGGCGCGTCGTATGTCCTCTCCTTCGAGGGGCAGAGGGCGGACGAGGCGGCGACCGTCCTGTTGGTGAAGCCGACGAGCAGGACGCCAGAGAAGACGACTGGCATCGAGGGGCTGGCGCAGTCCGTGACCGACGCTGGCACTGGGGCGATAACGCTCGCCCTCAACAAGACGGTCTTGGTTGACTGGTTCACGGACAATCGGGCGTGCGACGTGGATGCGTGCGTTGACGCCCACTGTTATGTCTTCAACTCGGCTGGCGAGGTGATAGCCGATTCGCCAGTCTCGATAGAGTACAGGCCAGTTGACTTCATCGTTGACGAGACTGGCTTCTCGCAGTACACGCAGTTGCTGACGCGCATTGTGGCTCTTGAGGAGAACCGCACTCTCGACGTCGGCAGGATAGCGCAGAACGAGGCCGACATCGCCGCCCTTGAGGAGGAGGACGCCTCGATACGCGAGGACGTGGCGGCGAGCATACTCGCACAGGCGCAGACGACGCTGATTCAGGCGAAGGCGTATGCTGACCTGATACGCCAGATGGTCGCGAAACTCGTCTACGTGCGCGACGTTGACGCATCTACCGAAGACCTCGACAAGTACAGGAAGATTGAGGTCGGGACAGCGACCGTTGGTAGCAAGACCGACATCGTTCTGAAGATTTCGTCCGAACTCTACACGCTCGAAGGAGGAGACGAGGACACCAACAGGTACGTGTACAACGACACGTCAAACACCTTCACTGGCGACACTGGCGTCGTCAACACATTCAACACGGACGTGACGTTCGGTGCTGGCTACACGGTGCTCCTGAACACCACGCCTTCCGCAGACGACAACAGCAAGAAGGTGGTGAACTCCGAGTGGGTGGTCGCCAAGATTGACAGCGCGTGGAACACGCACAAGGCGGCGTTCATGGCGGCGGCGAACAGTTGGAGCGGCGTGCAGACGTTCTCCAACGGAATAGTCGGCAACGTCACTGGAAACGTGACTGGAAACGTGACAGGCAATGTCACTGGCAACGTGACTGGAGACGTGACTGGAGGAGTGACCGTTCCTGCGGCGAAGACGCTTGCTGTGGCTGGTAGCGAGACGCACGGAGGAACGGAGACGCATACTGGAGCGGAGAGCCACGCTGGGGCGGTGACGCTTGCGAATGTAGTCGCTCCATCTGTTGCTGGAAGCGGATGCCTGCCTTCTGCCGACAATATGATTTCCACAAAGGGAATCAACGAGAAGTATGTGTGGGACGCTATTGGAATGGTAATAGGATTCCTTGGTGGGTACTACAAGGTTCTCACGTCGAATCCTGCCGCCTACGCCCTGAACGGAGGAACGACGCACGACAGTGACATCAACTCTGCTGGATGGAGAGAGCATGATAGGCAGGCAGGCTTGTTTGGCATTAGCGTCACGATTCTTGAGACTGGTTGCTTTAAGGGCGGAAACAGCCTGTACAGGATTGTGTTCCCCAACGCAACCGAGGTGAAGGAAGGCGCATTCAAGTGGAACCACGAACTCTACACCGCAGTGCTTCCGTCGTGCAAGAAGATAGGCGACAATGCGTTCTACTGCCCGAGTGCGGATGGACGCTACGCATACGAACTTCGGGCAATATCCGCAATAGCGGTCGAGGAGATTGGCGCGTATGCGTTCGCATGGAATCATGCGCTCGGAAACATAAACAGCGATACGGATGCGCTTCAAAATCTGTACACCGACGAAACTGGCATCGTAAAGACTGGAACAATCTACTTCCCGAAGTGCGAGAAGATAGGGCAGTATGCGTTCTACAACGCTGGCGGCCACTACTACAATCTAGCAACATCGCATCTTCGGTACATCAAACTTCCAGAGTGCAGATACATAGGCGACCACGCGTTCTACCACGACACTGGGTACCTGTACAACGCGTACAAGGAAGTCGAAATCGGGAACAAGAAGGTAGATGGCGCGTATGTGGTTCCGCTCGGAACGTACAACGAGAGCACTCTTGAGGACACGAGAAACACAATCGGAGCGTATGCTCTCAATGGCGCGAACGACACGAATAACGGCCCGCTCGTGAAGGTTGACTGTCCGCGCACGCAGGTGTTCAAGGCGTACTGCTTCCACAACAACACATACATAAACGAACTCAACATAGAGTGTGCGGAGGTTGTGGAGGAATATGCGTTCGCCGCTGTTGGCGCACTCGTGACGGACACCACGACTTATGCCGACAGGGGCTTCAACCTTCCGAACTGCAAGACTGTCGGTAATCATGCGTTCTCGATGTACGATGCAGACAGGTACAACATATGGCAGTGGCTCAACGCTCCGCTCCTCGAAACGACTGGTGTTGCGGCGTTCATGCAGAACTGCAATCTGAAAAAGGTGTACTGCCCGAGCCTTGTGACGATGGCGGAATCCACGTTCAACAGATGCTACAACCTCTCGAAGTCGATGGACGAGAACGGCAACGAACTCGACTATCTTGAATTTCCGAACGTGACATCCGTAGGCCAGTATGCGTTCTACAACGATTCTGGCATAGTGACGCTGAAGATGAACAAGGCGGCCACGATTGGGTATCAGGCGTTCTACGGGTGTGGCAACCTCACAAATCTCTATCTTGAGGAAGTGACTTCCGATGTGATACTCGCGCAGATTGGCAACTGGGCACTAAGCACGAACTGCCGCGTCCACGCGAGCGGCGGAAGCACGATAGCGTATGTCAACTCAAGTTGGCAGGTGATATAATCTGGAGGACTTAAAATGGCAAACCGTAGCACTACATCGACGCCATACGAGGTATATGGAAAAGAGTTGCTGGAGAAGACCATCAACGACATCCTCGCGCCTATAGTCACGCGACTGGAGGCGATAGAGGCAATCATTCCGTATGTCCCCCACATGGAGGACGAGTATGACGACACTGCGGCTGACACGGTGAAGTACATTGACAAGAGGCTTGAGGCCATCGAGGAATCGCTCACTGCCATTGCGAGCGGCTTTGCGTCGCACGCATCAGACACGGAGCACCACGTCTCCGACCTCGACCGCGACACTTGGAGCAACAAGGCAGACCGCTCGGAAGTATATCCGTTCGACGAGATTGACGCGAAGTTCGCGTCGAAGGCGAGCGCGGATAGCGTGACTACGCTCCAGAGCACGAAGGCAGACAAGACTGACACCTACACAAAGACGCAGGTTGACGAGAAGTGCGCGTTCCTCGCTGGCGAGGAGTACGACTTCACCGACTGGACGAACGGTGCGCTCGCGGAGGCAATCAAGACAATCTTCGCCAAGTGCGGCGGAACAGTAGTGGAGGAATAAGATGAAGAACAAGATACTCGGACTTCTCGCGTTGCTGTCGTTCACGCTTCTGTGGGACGGCGCGGCATACGGCTACAAGGTTGCGAACAAAGACCTTGGGGCTGACGACGAGGTAGTCATAAACGAGGAAGACCCGAACGTCAACCTTGTTGTGACGCCGACGAACACGACGCTGACGGTGAAGGGGACTTCGGTTGACGTCGGCATCTCCAACAGGAACTACCGCGACATGAAGAACCGCGTTGACGGATGGGAGGCGTACTGGAACGGCACGAACGCTTGGCTCCAGATTACGAACTACATGCACACCGTCGTTGGAGTGATACCAGAGTTCTCCATCTGGGAGATTCGAGACGGCAACCCTACGAACGTGTGGTCTGACTTGGAGAAGTTCGACGCGTTCATCAACCAGTACCGATACGAGATGGGCCTGTCGAGGACTAACTGCTTCAACATGTGCACGAACGAGATGCACACGCTCCTCGCTGACAAGGCGGACAAGGCTTGGTCGCTCTACACGAGCGGGCTTGGCGAGGTCGCTCCAGAGGGCACGACTTGGGTTTCCACGCCAGTGACCGTTCTCGCTGGAGGGCTTGAGTACGAACGCCACGTCACGACTGGCGGCAAGATTTGGGTGTTGAGGTCGAACGGGCTTGTCGCGGAGTTCGGCAACGCGTCAACGAACGCGCTCACTGCGTACTTCACGATTTCGGACGACCAAGGGAACTCGATGTTCTCCATCAAGAAGACCGACAGTTTCACTGACGGAGCGACGCACACGCAGTTCTCGCTTGACGGCACGAGCGCGACCTTGGCGTACCGCTACAGGAATGGCGCATCTGCGCGTCCCACGCTCTACTTCAAGGCATCTCTCGACACGGACACTCCGTGGATTCCAGAGGGCGAGACTGGCTTCCCGTACACCGTCACGCCAAGGGCGCACACTGGCACTGCTGACTGGGTGATAGACCTCGAAATCCGCTCGCCTTACTCCGTTCCGACACAGGGATTCTTCAAAGGCGAGTACACTGTCGAGGGCGAGACAATCATCGAGAACTCCGTGCCTACGAAGATGCAGTACATCGTCATCGGGAACACGAAGTACAGCATCGCGCCAGTGACAATCAGCGGACACACCGTTCTCGGACTTACGGAGGTGAACTGATGATTAAACTGCTCAAGGCATGGTGGCGCAAGCCGTTCTTGGAGAAGGTTGTCCTCGCGGTAATCTTCACTGGGTTCTTTGTGTACGGTAGCACCAAGCCGACGCCGCCGTCAATCAGCGTCTATACCGACGAGTACGTGACGAACAACGGCTCGTACCTCACCAACAGCAACGACTGGACGTTCGTTGCGAAGTGGACTTACTCTTCGCAGGTTCCGCCCACCGCGCTGATGCACGTCGCAGTCCGCGACAAGGGACAGGAGGATGCCGTCTGGGAGGACATCGCCTTTGTTCAGGTCGGGTTGCTCGAAGCGGAGATTTACATCGGGGAAGGCGGCAACCTTCTCGACTACTTCATGTACGTGGACTACGTTCCGCCCGCTCCTGTACACACTAACGGCGTCTACATGTTCTACATGGAACAGCCGAAGAGCATGGTTTCAAATCGGTGGATTACCATCAAGTCTGAAGTCCGCAAGGACAACATCAAGATAATGCCGCATCCGAGGGAGGAACGCTGATGAAGAAGATTGTCGCCATGTCGCTTGCCTTTGCCGCTCTCGTCGCCTGTGCAGACGAGGTGGTGACGAACACGCCCGCATACACCCCGCCAACGATGGAGGAGTTGATGCAGAAGTTCTACGAGGAGAAGAACTCGACGGAGCAGGGTCGCGTGTTTCTCCACGGCAAGGTCGCGAAGGAGCGTCAGGTCGAGCGCGACGGAACAAACTACGCGCAGGTCGTATATGCCGACGGCTACATCTACGAGCGCGTCATGCGCAAGGCCCGCCCGAAGTACGACATGCAGGACGAGGCGGCGAAGAAGCGCAGGGAGAAGAAGTTGCCAGAGCGTCTGAAGAAGTTGCACAAGAGGCGGCAGGAGGTCATGTCAACGACCAACGAAGTCACCGTGATAGAGTATAGCAACGGCAAGAAGGAAGTCATCTTCCCTGACGGAAGAAAGGAGATTTACTAAAATGACCGTAGATGAACTATGGACGAAGGTTGATGCCAAGATGACAAGTCTTGACACCAAACTCGACGACGTGAAGACCACGGTTCGCCTTCACGACCAGTCGCTCGTGCAGTACAAGTCCGAGTTGAACGCGGTCGAAAAGAAGTTCGACAAGCAGATTGAGGAAATCAAGGCGGAGAAGAAGGACGAGCACGCCAACATGAAGTCTCGGCTGTCGAAACTGGAGAAGTGGATGTGGTTCATGCTTGGCGCGGGCGGCTCGTCTGGCGCGGTTCTCGCAAAGATGTTCGGAGGCTGAAATGATTATGAAGCTCATCACTGCAATATTCACTGCGATAGGCGGGTTCTTCAACTGGAAGTCCTCGCCGTCGAAGCAGTATTCCGACGCAAGGAAGTCTGTGGAGAAGGACATGAAGAAGCGCGAAGAGGACAGGCAGACCGTGCGCGATGCGGTCTACAGTGGGGATGAGAACCGCGTCAACGCGATGCTCAACCCAGCGATTGCCGTGCTGGTCGGCGTGTGCCTTCTGTGCGGCGGGTGCTTTACTGCGACCAAGGTTGTTCGCGTCACGGAGGACAGGTACGTGTCGTGCGTCAAGGGAGACGACGGCAAGGTGCTGTACTGGAAGGTGCCGCCAGCCATCATGGTTGAACTGCTTGATGCCAAGTGCGAACTTGAGCAGTACAAGAAAGACAAACAAATCAACGAAAGGTTGCTGAAATGAAGAAACTATGGAACATCGTATGCTCCCTGTTCACAAGGGAGAACGTTGGCATAATCTGGCGGACGCTGTTCTCCACCACAAAGGAGGCGGTCAAGAACACCATCCACGACCCCGCAATTCAGGAGAGGGCGTTTACAATCGTCAAATCCCTGATGCTGACCGACAAGTCTGCGGACGAGAAGAGGGAGGCGTTCAACAGGATGTTGGGCGAGTACCTCAAGAAGATTGGCGTCGAGGTCGGGACTTCGACCGTGAACGTCATCCGCGAACTTGCGGTAGAGGCGGTGAAGGAGGCGCAGTCGCAGGAGGCCGCTGGCGGTTCCAATGTCGCTCCATGCCTGCTCGCGCTTGTCGGGCTTGTCCTGTTCGGTGCGTTGAGCGCAAATGCTGGGACGCAGTGCTTCGTGCGCCGTGCCGCAGACGGAGAGATGCGTGGGATTGTCGGGCGAATCAACTACGTCAAGGCAATCTCCCCGAAGTACGCCGCCAACACGAACGGCACCGTCACGCTCAAGAAGGTGACTGACATCTACCAGACGCAGACCATCACCAACACCGTGACTAACGTGGTGAACTCGCTTGTCACGACCAACATCCCAGTCGTGGTGACGAACGGCGTCAGGACGGTCTACTCCAACCCCGTGACGAATGGTATGGAGATTGTGGAGCAGACGCGCACTGTCTGGGGAGGCGGAGGTATGACGAACATCGTGACTGGCGTGACGACGAACTACACGGCATACGCCACTACGAACCTCGTCTATGACATCAGCACCAACCTCGTCGAGCAGACGCTGACCGTTCCAATCAACAAGACAGCGTATCTCGTTGACAGGAAGGCGGTGCTCGTGAAGAGCATCACCAACAACACGGCCATAGCGTCCTACGTCGTGAAGTATGGACATGACGAACTGATAATCACTGGTGCGGCAAGTCAGGCGGTCTATACCATCTCGCCGTTCGACAGGATTCTGATAACTGGTACGATTTGCGACGACCCAGACGCATACGTCTGCATCATGACAGGCACGGATTCGGCAACTGGCCCCGACACTGTGGCCCCCGTTTCCACGCACTAACTTGGAGGATTGAAGATGGACGACAAGGTTCTACACGAGAGCGCACTTGGCGTGTGTCAGGAGGCTATGGCGGTTCTCCGTCAGGAGCAACGCCTGTCGTCCATCACGCCCGACGCTCCATCGAAGGTCGAGAGGGCCTGCTATGCGGCATACGAGCGTAGCCGCCTTGAGGTTCTTTCGTCCTTCGGGTGGTCTTTCATCAAGGAGGACATCAGGGTAAGGAACGGCGAGCGTTTCGTTGACGAGAGCGGTCGGTACAGGATTGCCTACCCATCGACGGCGTTGAAGGTTCTCGGGTGCTACGACGACGACGGACACAAGATTCCGTTCACGGTGCGCCAGAACAAGTACATCTTCACGCTTGAGCCTGTCCGCAGGATAACCTACATCTTCGACGAGGAGGACATGACGCTCCTTCCCGCGCTCGTCCGCAGGGCCGTTGTCTATACGCTTGCCAAGAACTTGGCGATGGAGATTACTGGCCGCGCCAACGACGCGCAGTTGATGGAGGTGCAGTGCCGCTCGGCGGTGCAGGAGGCTCGGACGGACGACGCGAGGCTCGGTACGACTGGCTCCAGCGTGTACGGCAAGAACCACATCTACGAGTGTATGTGCGGCAGACGCAATCCGTTCAGGAAGAGGGGGCTGTAGATGGTTCGGTTGACGCAGAACAGTTTTCTCGGCGGGCAGTTGGACTTCGAGATGCTTGGTCGGCAGGACGTGCAGAAGTACGTCAAGGGCGCGACCAAGTTGCTGAACTTCAACATCCAGAAGAGGGGCGGCCTTGAGAAGCGCGCTGGCTTCGACAGGGTTGCCAACCTTCGCACGCTACTCGGCATCAGCGCGTCAACGAAAATCCGCCTCATTCCGTTCGCCTACAGGAAGACGCAGGGCTTCGTGCTCATAGTCGTCCCGTTGAGGATGTACGTGCTCGGAACCAACCCGAACTCCACGTACAAACTCTACAACGTGTCTGGCGCGAACGGCGTGTACTCGTCCGACGAGATAGACAGCATCGACTACCAGCAGTGCGGCGACGTGATATTCTTGGCGCACCAGAACCACGCCCCGTCAAAGATTGAGCACATCATCGACGACGTTGGCGAGCACGGGTTCTACTACGAGGTCATGGACTTCTCCAAGCAGAAGCATGGAGTGCCGACGATAACCGACGCAGTAGTCAGCAGGACGGCGGTGAACGCGAGCGGCGGAACCTACACGGAGGAGTACAAGGTTTCCGCAGTGTTCGACGGAATCGAGACTTTTCCATGCACCGCGTACAAGAATACGACGGTCGCCAACAACACGGCCACTTGGCACGGAACCACGTACTACCTGCCGTGGACTGATTCGCAGAAGATTACACTCACGCTACAGCCGCAGTACAGGCTTGCGAGCGACGGAGTGACGAGGGAATATCCGTCGCAGTTGAAGGTCTACAAAAAGGCGTTCAACTATTTCGGGCTGATTGGCGTGGTGAAGATTGACGTGCACGACGAGCAGTCGTCCGTCGCGTTCAACACTGGCTCTGCCGCCGACGCCACATACGAGAACTCCGACATCTCTGCAAGCACGAGCATCTTTGACGCGAGCGCCGACAACGGAATCTACGGCGCGAACATGACATCCGCCAAAATCGAGGAAGGCACGAACTTCGCGGTGTCCGCGTGGGGCGCTCTCGACGGAAGCGGCAGGATTGTGATTGGCCTCGGCTCGGTCTACTACACCGTCGGGGAGGGCAGTGTCACGCTGTACTACAAGGGCTGGAACGCGGACAGCATCACGCTGAACTTCGGCTCGAACTCCGTGACGTACCCGATGCCAATATCCGCTGGCGACAAGAGCGAGACGATAACGCAGAACGACGGCGAGGACGCGGAAGACTTCGAGACGAGGTGGCGCGACGCGTTCGCCGCTTTCAGGAACTCGATAACAGACCAGTCAACGCTCACGGCCACGTTGCCGACGAGGAGTGGCGACGTGCTTTCGGTGTCGTTCGGCACCAACAAGTACGCCGTGATAAACAGCGTCAAGGTGTTCCGCGACGCTACGCTCACCGCAGTGACCTTCGACGACAAGTACATCACGCCAGCGTCCGACAAGACGCCGCCCGAGTACGACGAGGACAGCGACGTGTTCTCTGGAGCGGGAAACTACCCCGCCGCAGTGTCCTTGACGCAACAGAGGCTCGTGTGGGCGTCGTCGAAGAACGACCCCGCCAGAATCTGGATGTCGCAGGTCGGAGACTTCTACACATACTACTCGCACGAGGTGCAGACGCCAGACGACGCAATCGACTTCATTATGCCCGTCACGCGGTTCGCCAAGATAAACCATATCGCGGAGATGAGGAAACTCCTCATGTTCAACTCGGCGTGCGAGTGGCTTGTCGATTCGGCGTCAAGCATGAGTGGCATTACCTATGAGACTATTCAGGCGTACCCGCAGTCCTACTCTGGGAGTTCCGAGCGGCTGAAGCCAGTCATCTGCAACAACTCGCTCGTGTTCTGCGAGCGCACTGGGCAGAGCGTGAGGCGGTTCGCATACGACCTCTCCAACGACGGTTTCGCTGGAAAGGATGTTAGCGTCCTGTCGTCGTCCATCTTCGAGAACAACAACATCATCGACTGGACGTACCAGCAGTTCCCATTCTCGACGCTGTGGTGCGTGCTGTCCGACGGCACGATGGCTTCCTTCGAGTTCATGGAGGAGCAGGACATCATGGCGTGGGCTACGCACGCGCACGGAGGGGGTGGCAAGTTCAAGGCGATAGCGACCTCTTACGCGGTCGCGCCAGCGCTTGACGAAATCCAGAATGTCGAGGCATACGAGAACGCCACGCAGGAGGAGGTGTTCGTCGTCGTGACTGTTGGCGAGGAGGTTTGGCTTGAGCGCATGAGGGTTCGTTGCAAGGACAGCGACAGCATCTACCACGCACTCTGCATGGATTCGATAAGGATTCTGAACGGCGAGAACCCGACGTTGCTAACCGACACTGGCCTCAAGTACATTGCCGACGACACCGACAGCGGCGAGTACCTGACGCGCTCGGAGGCGGCCACCGCGATTGCGGCTGGGAAGACGGTCTACGAGGGCTATGTGTTCGCATCCGAGTACGTGTCCGTGTTCCCGATTCTGCCGAACTACCACATTGGTGCGGGGAACGGGCAGATTGACATAAAGAACGTCGGCAACGTGTCAGTTCGTCTTGGGCCTTCTGTCGGCGGCAAGATTCGTTCGTACAACTTCGGCATCGACGGACTGCGCGACGAGGCGATACGCTACGACGACAACCCCGCGAGGGACTGCAAGGCTTCGTTTGGCGGCGGGAACGTAGTGATGAAGATGTGCGACTGCCCGAACGTCAAGCCAGAGGGCATGAACACGAGGGACGGGCGCGTCAAGATTTGGCAGGACGAGCCGTGGCCTTTCAGGTTGCTCATGTACGAAATCGACATCGAGCCAGAGACGGGAGGGTACAATGGGCGATAATCCAAAGCCAATACCGTATCTGCCGAGCGTGTTTCGGCTATCCTCTGGGTTTCTGATGTTCAACGACATCACGGAGAACATCGCCGCGAGCGCGTGGAACCTTATCACAGACGAGCAGAGGGACGAGTTCGTCGCGCTCTATGGTAGCGACGAGGCGGCCAAGCAGGGCCTTTATGACGAGATAAAGAGCGCAGAGCACAAGGCGTCGTTCTATCGCGGCATAGACCTCATGGGCATGATGTGGAGCGGTTGGGAGTGGGATGACGACGGGAAGTGCTACCGCACGCTCGGTTGCGTCACGACGCGCTCCATGCGCCGCCAGTGGATGCAGTTCGCAAGGCACTCTGCGGAGATGCGCGACGCCTTCATGCTGAACGAGCCGCCGTCCGCCAATGAGATATTCGTGGCAATCCAGACATCGTACAAGCAGTCGTGCGAATGGGCGCGGAGGATGTGCGGTTTCAGGCAGGTGGGCTTGACGCAGATAAACGGCGAGCCGTTCACAATCTTCATGCACAGGATAGGAGGGGAATGATGAACTGGGCTGGATTTGCCTTCAAGTGCGCGCAGACCGACTTCCAACTCGGAGCCGACATAATGAACATTACGTCTGGCTACGTCAACTCCAAGATGAAGGAGAGCCAGTTGAAGTCGCAGAAGCGCAACTACGAGAGGGAGGCGGAGTACCACACGAAACTCGCTGGGCGCATACAGGAGGCTGGGCGTTCCGCGAGGGAGCAGAGGCTTCTGCAACTCGGGCAGGACACTGGCAGGATTGCGGCGAGCGCGGCAGGGTCTGGAATAGACGTGTCGTCCCGCGTCGTCAAGAAGACCGCCGCAGACACGGCGAAGTCCGCGTACAACGACACGATGCAGATGGCGAAGAACGAACGCGAGGGCGCGGAGAGCGAGATGAACCAGCGGCTCACTGCGGTTCAGAACGCGCTCTGGACTGGCTACGCGGCGAAGGTAGAGAAGCACAACAGGAAGATGGCCGTCGCTGGCGGCGCTTTGTCGGCAACCGCGAACTGGTTTGGCGGCATGGCTGGCGCGGCAAGTTCCTTGATGGGAGGCTGACATGGGTATCAAGAGAGGTGTATTCGAATCGGTACAGCCGAACTCCGACGTGGCGCGTCCCGCCATGAAGTCAACCATTCGTCCCGACGACTACGGTGCGGGGCTTCGCGCGATTGCCGCTGGCTTTCAGGCCACGGCTGACACGCTCGGCAAGATAGCCGACATGACTGGCAAGGGCGCGGCGCTCAAGCAGGCGAACAAGGCGAACATGAACAAGGCGGCGGAGGCGTTGAGGAACTACGACCTCGAAGTGGCGCAAGACCCGTCGAAGAGGAACGACAAGTTGCGCAAATCCTTGGAGAACCAAGCGGCTCTGATGAAGGACACCTACGACCGTAGTGGCATGTTCGGCCTGTGGGGAACACCGAGCATCGAATCTGGACGCAAGTCTGCGGGACTTGGAAAGTGAGGCGGAAATGAAGAACATCATCAAGGGCGGGATAGACGAGGACAACGGCAAGTTGGTGGTTGACGCGGTGGGCAGTACGCTCACCGAGACACTGCACGACACGGCTTTGCGCTCCATTGACGCGAACCCGAAGTTCCGCCGTCGCGGCCTTGCCGCGCAGGGCCTCACCGACGACTACGACAGGAACAGGGAGGCGGCCAACGAGAGAATCAAAAAGGCCTTCTTCAAGAACGACAGCGAGGGCTACGAGCAGTTCCTCGCGTCAACTGCGGCCAACGACTTCAAGCAGAGGAACGCGATGGTCGAGTACGAGCAGGCGCAAGTCCTGCACGGCCTCAAGGAAAACCAGCAGTTGATGCTCAAGAACAAAGTGAACAGCATCGTCGAGACGATGAACACCGAGTACGGCGCGGCTAAACTCCAGCAGGCGTCGTTGCTTGAGGACGAGAACACGCGCCACGCCAACGCGCAGTCGGCCACCGACGACAAGTTCGACACCCTCAAGGAGAGTTTCGAGAAGGGCGAGACGACGCAGGAGCAGTACGACGCTGGCGTCAAGGCGTGCATCGAGGAATCCAACGCCGAATCGGAGGCCAACAGGAAGAACATCGAAGGCGCGAACAACGTGTTCGCCATGCGTACTGGCACTCTGTTTCAGGGCTTGCAGAACTCCATCGTCGAAATCTACGACAGCGAGTACGACTTCTACATCAAGATGGGCGAGAGCGAGTACGCCGCACGGAACGCCGCACGTGTTGCCGCGAAGTCCGCCGCGCTCGAATCGCTCCAGAGCCTCATCAACTCTGGGTATGGCGAGTTCGTCAACTACGCGCTCCCGATACTCAAGGATGACGAGACGATAAGGGTGTACGACACCAAGAAGGACGAGAACGGGAACGTCGTCAAGGACAAGGACGGCAACGACGAGTACGAGGCCGTCAATGGCGTGTTCGACATCAGCAAGCGCATGTTCCTGTCCCGCGACGAAATCGTCGGCATCGAGAAGGCGTTGGCGCAACACGCCACGGAGGAGCGCACCAAGCGCAACCTCGTGGTCGAGCAGTACAAGAACCAGTTGAAGCAGATTGTGTACAACGCCGAGGTCGTCATCGACGCGGCCTTCGACCCAACGAAGCCGATGGACGAGAACGCGGAGAAGGAACTGTCCTCGCAGTTGCAGAACGCCATATCCGCAATCGACAAGATTTACGACGCCTTCCCAGAGGCCACTGGCAACCACCGAAACCGCATAGTGAACTACTACAAGCGTGCGCGGAACAGCCATATCAAGGCCATGAACGAGGCGAACAACTGCGCCAACGAAGAGATGTTCCGCAAGTTGCTGGAT